CTACTGAATTAAGTTCGCAAGACGATAAAATAGCACAGGCGTTAATTGATTTAGGTGAAGAACCAAAAGCGGAATGGCTACTAATAGACGAATCACCTGTAGACTACGATAACGACGATGCTGAAAACGAAATACTATCTAAAGAACCTAAACAATCTTTACTTAGTAAAATGTACAACTTTGTAAGCACTGGTTCTGCTTTTCCTAACTCAAAAAGTGAACAAGACAAAAACATAGACGGAATTAAATTCATTACAAGGTATGTTTACGCGGGTGAAACGTCAGAGAAACCCCGTGAGTTTTGTAAAAAAATGATGTCAGCAGGTAAGATTTACCGAAAAGAAGACATTATAAGAATGCGTGAACAAATAGTTAATGAAGGTTGGGGACCTAAAGGCGCTGATACTTATGACATTTGGTTATACAAAGGCGGTGGAAATTGTCATCACAGATGGAATAAGCAAGTGTACGCAAGTTTTGAAGGTGTAGGAATAGATGTAAATAGTCCTAATGCAAGACAAATAGCAGGTAAAAAAGCTGAAGAATTTGGATATGTAATTAAGAATCCTAAGTTAGTAAGCACAAGACCTGTAGATATGCCGTATAACGGATTTTTACCAACAAATAAAAGGTTTAAATAATGGCAGAAGCACTACTTATAACTCGTGACGATTTAGTAAGGTTTACTTCGGTTAACGGCAACGTGGACACGGATAAGTTTATTCAATACATTAAGATAGCGCAGGATATTCATATTCAAAATTACTTAGGTACTGAATTACTAAACAAAATAAAAGCGGACATTATAGCGAGTACGTTAACAGGCGACTATCAATCGCTTGTAGAGACGTATGTAAAGCCTATGCTTATACATTGGGCAATGGTTGAATACTTACCCTTTGCAGCATATACAATCGCTAATAAAGGCGTTTATAAGCATAGTTCAGAGAATGCTGAAAACGTAGCAAAAGACGAAGTAGACTTCTTACTTGAAAAAGAACGTAAGATAGCACAACACTACACACAAAGATTTATAGACTATATGAGTTTTAATCAGCAGTTATTCCCTGAATACAACGATAACTCAAATGGTGATATGTATCCAGATACTAACAATAATTTTATCGGATGGGTTTTGTAAGACAATATAAACCGAAAGAAGACAATGTAAAGAAGTTAAAACTTTACTTAAAAAAAATAGAAAATGGCGGACAAAAAGATAAGTCAATTAACAGCGAAAGGAAGTAATTTAGTTGCTTCTGACCGCGTTCCTATTGCACAAGACAATGGTGGCGGTACGTTTGCGACTAAGTATGTTTTAGGTTCACAGGTACATAATTGGACTTTTCACAAAGAAAGTTCTTCTTACACGTTGGTTTTAGGTGACGCGCACAATTACGTAGAAATGGAAGTGAGTTCTGCGAATGATTTAACTGTTCCTACTAATGCAAGTGTAGCTTTTCCACTTGGTACTGAAATACGAATTACACAATTAGGAACAGGACAAACAACTATCTTAGGTGCTGCAGGAGTAACAATAAGAACGCAAGGCGGTAAGAATAAGACTACAGGTCAATATAGTGTAGCTACGTTGTTTAAACGTGGCACAAACGAATGGTATTTATTTGGTGATTTAACGACATAAAATGGCAAATAGTAACGGATGGGGCGATGGCTCTGTAAATAATAACATAGGTTGGGGACAAGGTGCTAACAATAGCACTGGTTGGGGAAAGTCGCATTTAAATTCTTGGAGTGGTGCTACGGATATTGACGGCGGTAATCCACCTGTTAACTCGGTTGCACCTGCGTTAAGTGGTACTGCACAAGAAGGTCAAACGTTGACTTGTTCAACAGGTACTTGGAGTGGTTCGCCTACTTACACATATCAATGGAAAAGAGACGGAAACAATATTACAAGTGCTACAAATTCAACTTATACTTTAGTTACTGCTGACGTAGGAACTTCAATTAAATGTACTGTTACGGCTACAAACTTTGTAGGTAGTGCTACTGCTGATTCTAACACGGTAGTTCCTGTTTCAGCGTTTACAGGATTACTTGACACTTATTCAGGTGCAGCAGTTGCTTATTCACTTAGAAAATTAAGAAGTGCATACACAGGAAACGCAATAAGAGTTAGAAGGTCAAGTGATAATGCAGAGCAAGATTTTGGTTTTGTTAATAATGTTTTAGACACAGCTTCTTTACTTACATTCTGCGGTGCTGGAAATGGTTTTGTAACAACTTGGTATGACCAAAGTGGTAACGCGAGAAATATAACACAAACAACGGCAGCCAATCAGCCACAAATTGTTTCAAGTGGAGCTGTATTAACTCAAAACACAAAGCCAACATTAGCCTTTGATGGAACAAGTGATGTGTTAAGACTTGTATCGTCAGGAACAAGTACAAATAATACTTTAATAACTTTATCAAAAGCAACATCAACAACCCCGTCTTATCAATGTATCGCAACAATAGGAGTCATTGCAGCAGCAAATCCATTAAGCTATTTATTAATAAATGCTGGAGCAATAGCAACTAAAAGAACAATTTATTCAGATACTGGAGCAACGAGTGTAGACGGAAATAGCACAACTAATTTTGAACCTAATCAAATTTTCAACACAACTAATTCAGTAAGTATGTTTATAAATAATAATTCAGAAACTATTACAAACAATACAAGAACATTAACGTCAAATTTAAACAATATTCAAGTTGGTAGTGAAACAACGTATAACAGTAGATTTGGTGGTAATATATCTGAAATAATACATTATGCTTCAAATCAAGTTGCAAATCAAGTGGGAATTGCTTCAAACATTAACACATTTTATTCAGTTTACTAATGGAAATAACAGGATATAAATACACGAATGAACAGGATGCTATTAACGCAAGGGAGTTAGTAGATTCTTACTATGGAATTCCTGTTTCACCTGATGACGTTACACAAAATTGGGTTGATTATAATACAGCAACTTTGGACAATCCTATATTTTATTACATAACTTTTGACGAAAGTTTGAGAGTAGTTTTAGGAGAGCCAAGTATATTTGAAGTAACACAACCAACACCACCACCTTTTGAATAATGAAAACTAAGTTACTTTTAATTTGTTCGTCTTTTCTTGCGGTGATATCGCCTATTAAACCACTTATTTACGTGGCTATTTTAGCAATACTTTTAGACACGGGGTTTGGTATTTGGAGAAGTGTAAAGAAAAACGGATACGCTTCGTTTAGGTCGCGTAAATTATCGCATACAATTAGTAAGACGTTTCTTTATTCGTTAGCTATTGTATTCGTGTTTTTCGTGGAGAAATACATAGCAGCTGATTTAGTCGCTCACTTCATAGCTATAGAATTAATTTTAACGAAAGCTGTAGCGTTATTCTGCGTGTTTACGGAAGTTATTTCTATCAATGAATCATATCAATCGGTTACAGGAAGAAACATCCTTAAATCGCTTAAATCATTTGTATTAAGAGCCAAAGAAGAAGCTGACAAAATAAAAGAATAATGGACACTACTAAAATAGTTCAACAAAGGTTACCTGAATCGCAGTTTATTAGCGAAAACACGGACAAAAAACAAATCTATTTACATCACACCGCAGGTAACGCTGACCCTATCGCTACAATAAAAGGATGGGAAGCAAATAAAGAACGTGTAGCTACTGCTTTTGTTATAGGATATGAAGGAACGATAGCACAAGCGTTTAGTTCAAGAGATTGGGCTTGGCATTTAGGCGTAAAAGATAGCGTGTTTAAAGGTCAAGGATTGCCGTATAAGAACTTAGATAAATATTCCGTAGGTATAGAGTTAACTAACTGGGCATACTTAGTAGAAAAAGGCGGAAAATACTATAACTATGTAGGTGGTATAGTAGATAAATCGGAAGTTACTTGGTTAGAGAAACCATTTAAGAACCATAAAACTTGGCACAAGTATAGCGACAAGCAAATAGAATCATTAAGAGAGCTTCTTATTTACTTAGGAGAAACTTACGGAGTGAACTTAAAATACAACGAGGATATTTGGTCGTTAAATAAAAGAGCATTAAAAGGGGAGAACGGATTATTTACGCATAATTCAGTTAGAGTAGATAAATCTGACGTTTACCCTTGTCCAAGATTAATTCAAATGTTAAAAGGCTTATGAGGTTAATAATTTTATTCGTGTTTTTGTATTCCTGTAGTGCGGAATATCACTTAAACAAAGCAATTAAAAAAGGCTACAAATGTGAAGAAACAGGAGACACGATTAGAATTACTACCATAGACTCGATTCCGTATATTGTAAACGATACGATACGATGGGAGAGAATAATAACGTCAAAAGATACTATCATTAAATACAACAAGGTTTACGTTCCTAAAACAAAGTGGCAAGTGAAAACGGAGTTGAAGTTTCAACGTGACACGATTAGAATAAAAGAAAAAACAAAACAAACATGTTTAAAAAA